GTGCTCGGGGAGACCCAGTACAACGTGGTGGTAAACCCCTGGACCGATGCCACCAACCTGGGCGCCCTCAACACCGAGCTCGAGGAGCGGTGGGGCCCCATCCGGGCCATCGAGGGGGTGGCCTTCTCGGCGATCCAGGACACCCACGCCAACCTCCTGACCGCCGCGGCTTCTCAGAAGACCAAAAAGCTGTGGAGCATCATGGGGTACGCGAGCGCGCCCACGCCCGACTACGAATGGGCCGCGGCCATCGCGGGAGTGGTGGCCGGCGCGGCCCAGGCCGATCCCGGCCGGCCCTTCCAAACCCTCGAGCTCAAGGGGGTCCTGGGCCCGGAGACCGCCGACGATTGGACCGTGGCCGAGCGCAACCTGCTCCTGCTCGGCGGAGTGGCCACGTACAAGATCGACGGGGGCGGGGCGGTGCGCATCGAGCGCCTGGTTTCGACGTGGAGCGAGAATCCCCAGGGGGGTCCGGATACGACCTTCCGGGACATCAACCCCCCGCTAACCCTGGGGTACCTGCGTTTCGCCCTGCGCGCCCAGATGCTCGCCAGCTACCCCCGCCACAAGCTGGGCAACGACGGCACCCGATACGGTGCCGGCCAGCCCGTGGTCACCCCGCGCGAGATCGAGGCCAAGGTGGTGGCGATCGCCCAGGGGTGGGCCGAGCTCGCCCTCATCGAGGACCTTGACACCTTCGCCGCCAACCTGGTGGTGGAGCGCAACGCGACCGACCCCAACCGCCTGGACCTGCTCCTGCCCCCGGACATCATCAACCAGTTCCGGGTGGGCGCGGCCTCCATCCAATTCCTGCTCTAGGAGGGCACGACCATGAACGGACCCGTAGGGGGAACCATCTTCCTCAAGGCCAACGGGGCGCGCCTCCAGGCCAAGGGGAATTTCCAGTATCGCCGCCCCTCGGTGGTGCGCGAGACCGTGATCGGCGCGGACGGCCCGCACGGTTACAAGATCCAGCACCAGGCCGGCCGCATTGAGGGGGAGATCACCTTGGACGGCTCCCTCACCCTCGCCCAGCTCCAGGCCCAAACCGATGTGACCATCTCCCTGGAGACGGCCCGCGGGGACGTGCTCACCCTCACCGGTGCGTACTTCGTCGGGGAGGCCATGGCCAACACCGAGGAGGGCAACGTGGCGGTGGCCTGGGAGAGTTCCCAAGGCGAGCTCGTGCCCGCATCGTAGACACCGAACCCGCAACCTCCGGGGAGCTCGGCCTGGGCGCCGGCTCCCCGTGACCTTGGGAGGATCCCATGCCCAAGCCCACGACCGATCCCGCTCCCGACTCCGCCGCCACCCCCGACGAGGAGCCCAAGCGGCCGGAGCCCCGCCCCCAATCCGATGGGCCGGCCATCGTCCACCGCCTCGAGCTCCAGGTGCCGATCCGGTGGGGCTCCGAGGTGGTGCGCGTGCTCGAATTCCAGCGCGCCCACGGCAAGCACGTTTTCGCCACCGAGGCGGACGATACGACCATCGGCCAGCCCTTCCGCATCGCCGCGAAGCTGGCCCGCGTGCCGTACGAGCTCCTCGAGGAGCTCGAGCTCGAGGACGCCGCCGCCGTGCAGGAGTACACCCTGGGGGTGCTCCGCCCTTTGCGCGAGGCGGTGGCGCGGGTCTCGATGCGTGGCGCCGCACCCTCGGAGCCCTAGCCTCCGCCTGCGGGTGGGAGCCCCGCACCCTGCTCGAGCTGACCTGGGAAGAGGCGGAGTGGTGGCTCGAGGCCATCGGGGACGCTAGAAAGGGGGGGAAGGGATCCCCCTAGCATGGCCCTCTCCTCCTTCCCCCTCTCGGTTGTCATCTCCGGGGTTGACCGCCTCTCGGCCCCCCTCGGCCGGATGGGCGGCAAGCTGGACGCTTTCGGCGGCAAGGCCAAGAAGGTGGGCAGCGCGCTATCCCTGGGAGTGACCGCGCCCCTGCTCGGCCTCGGCACCCTGGCTCTCTCCACCGCCACGGATTACGAATCCTCGATGCTCCGGGTGGGTGCCCTCACCAGCGCGACCGGGGAAGCATTCGAGGGGCTCAAGGGCCAGGCCCGCGAGATGGGAGCTACCACCCAGTTCTCGGCCAAGCAATCCGCGGACGCCATGGGATTCCTGGCCCAGGCCGGTTTCGATGTGGCGGAGGTGCACGAGAGCCTCCCGCCCACCCTCGACCTGGCCGCCGCGGGGATCATGGACCTGGCCATGGCCGCGGATCTCGGGTCCAACGTGCTCACCGGCTACCGACTCGAGACGGACCAGTACGGCCGGGTGGTGGACCGCCTGGCCGGGGTGCAGGCCAAGGCCAATACCAACGTGGAGCTGGCCGCGCTCGCCATGCGGGACGCGGGGCCCATCGCCGCCGGCCTCAATCAGGAATTCGAGGGCACGGTGGCCATCGTCGGCGCCCTGGCGAATGCCGGATTCCAGGGGAGCAAGGGGGGCCGGATCCTCAAGAACACCCTGGCCCAGCTCCTCGACATCACGCCCGGCGCCGCCGCGGCGCTCGGCCGCCTCAAGATCGGGCCGAACGACCTGCGCGATTCCGAGGGCCAGCTCAAGGAGCTCGTGGACATCATCGAGCTCCTCGAGGACCGCGGCGCCTCCACCGAGGACGCCCTGGCGATCTTCGGCCGGATCGCGGGCCCGGGTGTGGCCGCCCTGCTCGGCCAGGGGTCCGATGCCATCCGCCAGCTCCGGGTGGAGCTCGAGGGGGTGAAGGCCGCCGAGATCGCCGAGCGCCAGATGAGCGGGGCGCGCGGCGCCGCCCTCACCATGGGATCGGCTTTCGCCGAGCTGCAGCTCGCCATCACGGACTCCGGCCTCCTGGACTGGTTCAAGGGGGCCGTGGTGTGGCTCACCGGTGTCATCAAGAAGATCGGCGAGGCCAACCCCCTCCTGCTCAAGATCGGCTCGGTGATCGGCCTGGTGGCCGCCGCGGCCGGCCCCCTGGTGCTCGGCCTCGGCCTGGTGGCCGGCGGCATCGCCGCCATCTCTGCGCCGGTGTGGGGAGTGATCGCCGCGGTGGCCGCGCTCGGCGCCGGCGCCGCCGCCCTCATGGCCTACTGGGAGCCCATCTCGGAGTGGTGGGGCAGGATGTGGGCGCGAATGCAGCTCGCGGCCCTCAAGGCCCAGGACTGGATCCTGGGCAAGATGCGCGCGGTGCTGGACCTCCTGCCGGAGTGGATGGTGGCCTCGGAGCATTCCGCGGGCCTCGGCGCCGGCACCCTGCGCAACACCACGCCCGCGGCCATCGCCGCGCGAGAGGCTCGCATGGAGGAGCTCCGAACCACCATCGCGGGCGGCACCGCCAACACCGAGGTGCGGGATGCCAAGGTGACCGTGGAGGTGGTGGGGGACACGGACCAGGTGAGGGTGCGCAAGGATCCCCTCGGCGGTGATGCCGAGCTGGACGTGATGCTGGGCCATGCCATGGTGACCGGATGAACCTAGAAGGCCTCGAGAGACTCCAGCCCGCGAGTTTCCGCGGGGTGGCATTCCAGGTGCTCAACGTGGAGCGCGGGGTGGGCCGCCGGCTCATCGTCCACGAGTACCCCCAGCGGGATGGCCCCTTCGTGGAGGACACCGGCCGCAAGGCCGAGCGATACCGCGTGGAGGCCTTCGTGCTCGGGTCGGACTGGATAGACCAGCGCGACCGGCTCCAGCGGGCATGCCGCACCCCCGGCCCGTCCTACCCTTTCGGCGCCGGCTCCACCCTGGTGCTCCCCCAGTACGGCCGGCTCCGGGTGGCCTGCGAAGATTGCACGTGCACCGAGAGCTCCGAGGAGCTCCGCATGGCGCGCTTCTCCCTTCTCTTCGTGGAGGCCGGCGAGGACCCCGGCCGCCTCGAGGGGCGCGCGGACTCCGCCACCGGCACGGATGTGCAGGCCGAGGCCACCATGGCCACCGCCGGCGCCGAGCTCGAGGACGGCCTGGCCGATGCCGGCTACCCCGAGACCGTGCGCGAGGCCACGGCCTCGAGCCTCGAGACCTTCGGCGCCGCGCTCCGCCAGGCCCGCGGCAACCTGAGCGGGGCCACGGACCGCATCGAGGAGCTCGAGGCCGCCACCACCCGGATGCTGGACAACGCCGCGGACCTTGCCACCGCGCCGGCGGACCTGGTGACCACGGTGGTATCGGCCATCACTGAGATCCGGGCCTCGGCCGTCAACGCCCTCGAGGCCCTGCGGGTGTATGAGCTGCTCTATGGCCTCACTCCCGCCCTCACCGGCGGCACCTCCGGCACGGCGGTGGCCGCCGATGGGAATGCCACCCTTACCACCTCCCTGATTACGGCCGGAATCCTGGCCGGCGCCGCCCAATCCGCGGCGCGCGCCGCGTGGACCTCGGAGGAGGAGGCCGTGGGGGTGCGGGACTCGATCCTGGCCGAGCTGGACCGCCTCGAGCTCACGGCCTCGGATGGTGTGTTCCGCGAGCTCGAGCGCCTGCGCGCCCTGGTGGTGGGATCCGTGCCCCGACCCGGGGAGGAGCTCCCCCGGATCGGGACCGTGACCCTGCCCGCATCCCTGCCCGGCCTGGTGGTGGGTATACGCCTGTTCGGGGACCCGGCCGAGGGTGAGGTGATCGCCGAGCGCAACCGCCTGCCCTACCCCGGCCTGCTCCCCGGCGCCACCGAGCTCGAGGTGCTCGTGAGTGACTGACCTTTCCCACCCGGACGACGTGCGCGGAGACGAGCTTGAGCTGCTCGTCAACGGCACCGCCTGGCGCGGGTGGCGCGCCCTCTCGGTTTCGCGCTCGATCGAGCAGGCCGCGGGGCAGTTCACCCTCGAGACCCGCACCGGCCCCCTCGAGCCCATCCCCATCCGCCCCGGGGATGAGGTGGTGGCGCGCCTCAGCGGGGACGTGCGCCTGGTGACCGGGGTGGTGGACACCCTCGAGGGGAGCTCGGACGGCTCGCGGCGCTCGATCACCCTGGCCGGCCGCGATCGCACGGCCCAGCTCGTGGATTGCAGCGCGCCGGCGGAGCCGGGGGAGTACTTGGCCATGGACCTCGAGGAGCTCACCCGCGCGATCGCCGAGCCCTTCGGGGTGAGTGTGCGGCGCCAGGCCCACATCCCGGCCCTCGGGGAGCGGTTCGATTCCTTCAAGCTGCAGCAAGGCGAGAAGGCCTGGGCCGCGATCGAGCGCGCGTGCCGCATGCGCGCGCTCCTGGCTCACTCCGATGGGGATGGCCGGCTCGTGCTCGCGCGCCCCGGCGAGACCTTCGCCGCGGTGGAGCTCGTGGAGGGGGAAAACGTGCTCGCCAGCACCTTCCGGTATTCGATCGCGGACCGGTTCAGCACCTACACCGTGAAGGGCCAGGGGAGTGGCTCCGATCAATCCTGGGGCGAGACCGTGGCCGCCGTGCGCGGCACCGCCACCGATCCAGAAATCGAGCTGTTCCGCCCGCTCCTGGTGCTCGCCGAGGGGCGCGTCACATTCTCGAGCGCCTCGGATCGCGCGGAG